GCGGCGCAGGACAAGTTAGAGAGCATGGAACGTGAAGCATTGAAGCTGGCGCTTGAGGCGTTAAAGCGAATAAAAACATATGGCGATGTGTTTCTTTCTCGAAGTCATGAACAAAAGCCTTACGACCAAGTGTGTGAAGCCATCGAAGTCGCCGAGAAAGCCTTGGCACAGCCAGCGCAGGAACGAAACTTCTGCCCTCGCTGCGGTAAGCGCACATGGGACATCCACACTTGTACAGCGCCACTGGAGAACACATGACTATCGGACGTTTTGCAAATGGCAATGACTCTAAGCGCAGAGTCCTCGGCTTGGTTGGTGAGTGGTCACCACGCGAGAAACTGCCAGGCGAGGCGCAGCCTCCCGCAATCTCTATCTGGCGCCAGCCAGTGTATCAGCCGCCTAAGATGGACACGCCTAGACCTGGAGCCAGTGACCATCTCAAAGTCAGGAGCAGGGGCATATGAAGTCAGTAAGGGAGCCGCGCATACTGGACATCTTGCAGCGCAAGGAGATGTCAACGTCAGAGTTGTGCGTCCTGGTCCACTGCACGCAGCGTTCTGCTCAGGAAATTCTCTCCAGGTTAAAGCGCAAGGGGCTGGTGTATCGTTCAGGATGGAGACGCCAGAAAGACGGTATCGCGGCACTCTTTAAGGCAGGTATCGGGGTCGATGCCCCAAAGCCTCCACGGACAACTGACAAAGAACGGCAGCAGCGAAAACGCGCCAGGGAGACTCAAGAGGACAAAGAGTTTCGCCTGGCGCGTGAGAAGGCTAAGAGCATCAAACCAAGACGCGATCCATTGATTAGCGCGTTTTATGGAGAGTACAAGTGAAGAACATTAAAGATATGACGCATCAGGAAAAGACAGATGCTATCAATACACTTCAAATTTACATTGAATCTGCTGTTGAATCAGAACAGCATGAACCTGCTGAATTCAAACTTGAAACACAACACAGGATTGATCTAATACTTGTTAATCTAAAAGAGATTTTTGGGTTGCAAGATAATTCATAAGGTTGTCAAGCCATTCCTGATTTGTCGGCTGTATGGGCTTTGACAATTGAAATGATCTTACGTCACCACTTACTGGTGCATTTATCTCTCTACGCATCTTGTACCAGTCAGGGAACAAAATCTCTTTTGGTACAGACTGCTCAAAGCCACCAAAATATTTGCCCGCTAATTGAGTGTCGTATGTTTTATGTGGCGATACTGGATTTGTAATCAAATCAGCACCAGGTTTCATCTTTCCAATTGCAAGTCCTCCAGAATACATTGGCTCATTAAGCAGCAATGGGTCTGTGATTGCATATCGTGTGTAGGCGATGTTGGGGAAGCCAGCATTTTGAAATTTGTCCAGCTGCATTCGATCAACAAATACATGACGCAACGCACCATTTGATTCAAGCTGTGCACGAGAGTCTGGATGCATTACGCCTTTCCACTCAGGACGTAATGCTTTGACCTCTTTATCAAAAGCCGCAATATCTTTCTTGAAGATCTTGCCTGCCTTCATTTGTTCAAGTAAGGCATCAGACATCATGGTGTTGAAATTCATCGACTCTGGACCCATAGCCGAATAAACGCCAAACACATCACCTTTGCCGACTCTAGCCGCCTCATCAATTGCGTTTTGCAATGACTTAGCCGCACCATACTCTGATGCCCAAATAGACCCAGTTGGAGACTGCATCCTCATGAAGTCATATCCACCCTCAAGTGGTACTGGTGTTTCAAACTTTACATCACCAATTCCTAAAAGATTTTGACCTGCTGCTGATCTATCTCCAACAAATGGGACTATTGCTCCACCTTGCATTTTTTCTGGTGATGCAATAATTTTTGGAGGAAGATTTGCTATTGGCTGCAATTGCATTTTCATTTCTGAAATTGGTATAGGTAGCTTTTTACCTGCTCCAATATCATGCCAATATCCTAAAGCCTGAGCTTCAGCAGCACTCATTCTTGGTGCTTTAGCAATGTTTGACGTAGTACCCTCTCCCATAGCACCCATCATCTCAGCAAGCAGGCCACCTCGGTTCATCACTTGTGGGACAGCACGCTCTGCTAAACGCTCACCAGCACGTCCCAATGCCATTGCACCCCTTTGAGCAGGCGCAGCCATAGGTAGCACTCCAAGCGCAGTGCCAATAGGAAAGCCGTACTCAGCACCCTGGCGCACGGCTGCGGTATTAGGGTCAAGGACGCTGCCATCCATGACATCAGGCGCAGTTGCAAGCAAGCCACCTAACGCGCCATACACCGTAGGGTAATCCTGGCGCAGATAGGGTTGATCTGGACCCTTGACCATCTGCGTATCCATCAGGTTACGCTTTGGCTTTTGCGCCTTCAGTAATTCGTCAAGCAAACCCATCTCAGTTACTCCTTATTGAAGCAAACCCGGCATTTGCTGCTGGTATGGTTGCGCAGCTCTACCAGCAAGTAGCGCTGCAATCCGTGCCTGTTCTTCCGTCATAGGAATTCTTCCAAGCATTAGTTTTGCTCGCGCTGCTGCTGGTGTCATGGCTTTAACTGGCCTTGATTGAGCCACCATACGCTGCGCTGCACCTAAACCATAGCCAGCCTCACCAACAAGCCGAGGGCTAAACAGAGGTGCAGCCGCAAGTGTCAATGGCGTTGTTCCCTGCATCAAATTTTCAACAATACTTGGCACTGCGGAAACACTAGCAATCTGCGGAGCCAATCCTCTAGGCAGAGTAGAGGACATCGCTTGTCCAGCAATTGATGGTAGCAACTGATTGCCACCTTGCTGTTCCATCTGGCGAACCAAGTCAAGACGTAATCCAAAGTTTGTATTTACGTTATTACGCATCACGGATGTCAGCTTACGCATGGCAGTGTCAGCAGCAGATTTCTGTCCAAGACTTAGAGCACGCTCCATCTCTCTAACAAGCTCAGATGCGTCTGAATACTCTTTCATAACCCTTGAGTATTCTGGAGCTTGCCTAGAAATCTCATCCTTGACTGAGTTGTATATCCCGCCAGCAACTGTGCGCGCAGTTTTGTTCTCATACGGGATATCTTCCTGTATAGCACCTATCTTCTTTTTTAGCGCGTCCAATCCTTCTGGCGTATGAAACTCTGCGGGGTCTAACATCTTCCACGCATCAACTTCAGCGCGTATTTTTGTAATTGCAGCATTTGCGCTTTCATTTGTAACTTGACCTTTGTATGTGGCAACATCATTAGCCTTAGCCAGAGCATCATCAATGTTTTTGAAGCTAAGTACAGTCTTATCTTTTGCTATATTTTTCATATCAGCACGATAAGCAGCTTGCTTTACTTGCTGCATATTTTGCAGATTTGTCTTAGCAAGGTCTAAAACATCAGTCATTGGAACATCACCGCGAATGTTTGCTAAGAATGCTTTAGAGCCTTCAAGTCCCGACTGATACGCAGTCCTTACAGCTTCCGATCCAACTCCAGTTGTCATACCAAGGACGTTAGTTGTTGTGGCTCCAAGCACTTTAGGTATAACTGTTGCAGCCTGCATCGCAGTTGTAACCGGATTAGTTACGTCTGAAATCCTTGCCAGTGTCCTAGAAACCTGTGGCAATCTTGCCGTAGCAGTAGTGCCACCACTAGCAAGCATAGAAACGTCACCAAGAACCCTAAACGGGTCTTGCTGCATTGTTTTCTTAAAGCCTTCTGGAGTTGTGTAGATTTCCTTAAATTCCTGCCCAACTGCTGATGCCATCTTTGATGCTCTTTGCTGCGCCTCAGGATTGAATTCAATTGCACTCAATCCGCGCTGGAGAGTCTCTGGTAAGACGTTGTACACGCCACCAGCAACAACATCAGCAAGGTTTTGCGCTGTCTGTACTGGGCTTTGCACTGCTTCAAGCAAACCACCAATTGTGTTCCGGTACAGGCTGCCTGGTGCATTAACCACCATCTGTATGGCGTCAAATCCGCTTGATTTCTCATTTGATTTCGCAATTTGGTAAGCCTGTGATACGGTGTTAAATTCTGGAGTACCGCGCTTGTCTGCATTTTTAACAATCCATGCAGCATAGTCATCTGCTGTAGCCATTATTGACCTCCACTAATAATAAGATCAGCCTGACTTCTAACATCAGTTCTAGCAGCAGGCGTTGTAAATGAGCTAGGCAAATTTACTACTGGCTTGGGAAATTGGCTGTTGATTAAATTGGATTCGCGTACTGCTTTTTCTTTCAATGCTCTAATTTTTGATTTAACATAATTTGGACCACCTTTAAGCAATGACTTAAAACTTGTTGGGTCTGCGAGTTCTTGTAATAGCAATAATTCATCTCTACCTTGCAAGACTCCAAGATTTTGTAGCTCTTTGAGCTGCATCATGGTGTCTATGAATAGAGCAGACTGCCTGCCTCCTGACTCACCCAACCCGAATGTTTGCAGTCCATTCTTGTCAATATCTTTTTCAAGTTCATCTACTGCTGAATACAATTTCATCGCAGTACCAATCTGCTTCTTAGCTTGTCCAACTTGTTCAGATGTAGGAGCATAAGGCGTAGATTTAGTCCCACCAGGAATTTCTTCTGGTGATGGCATTGTTGTAACAGGAGCCGCAGCACCTGGAGCAGCACCTGGAGCAGCAACTGGCCTAGCTGCTGTTGGCGTAATCTGAGATGTAGGAGCCGCAGCGACTGCACCAGGTTGCATTACTCGTGGAGTTGCTACTACTGTTGCTGGCTCACCCCTGCCCTTAAATGTAGGCTTGGGGAAAGTAGAAGGCAATGGAGCAGGCGTAACGTAAACTTGTTTTACAGAACCATCTGGCTGCACTTGATCTTGCAAAATTGGCTTGTTAGCTTCACGATATGCCAAAGCATATTGCGCGCTATCTGTAGGTGCATTCAGCAATATATCGTATGCGCTACCAGTAACGCCACCTCCAAATGGACCTTCTGGATTCGTTACCAAAGTTGCTTGGTTAGTGTCTTTGTTTACTTGCCAACGTCCTCTACCTGGCAATCCAAGTTTTTCAGCAGTTGCACCTGTAACTATGTTAAATGATTCACCTGGTGCTTTTATCGTTGTAACTTGACCAGTTCTTAAATTGACAGAATACGTTCCACGTGGATCAAGGTTCCATGCTTGTGCATCTGATCCTGTAACCGTATCAAAGCTCTCCTGCTTTAAACTTTCTTCAAACAATTTAGGTATTGCTTTATCTGGGTCCATTGCAGCAAGCAATCTTTGCTCTTGTGATAGATTGGAAAAAATGCTTGGTTTAACTCGTTTTGGTGCAGTAACAGTTACTTGTGGCAGTACTCCACCATCTGCTACTAGTGTTTCCGCAGTACCAGGCCGTGCCAATGGTTGCGCTGCTGTAGTAGGGACAGCAGTAGGAATAGCGGTTTGATCTATTGAAGGTATTTCAGCACCAGTGGGTGCTATTCCCTTAATGAAGAAATCTTCCAACCGTTTTTTACGTAAAGCCTCATCCATCTTTTGCCTAGTCATCATGGCGGCAAGACCTTGCTGCTGCGCCTGCTGGTAACCAGCCTGCCCAGCCTCATACGCGCCACCAAGAGCCTGCCCAAGGCCTATGCGCTGCGTGCTAGGACCGGATGCCTTGAGCAAAGCCATAGCCGCTTGCATGACGCCCTGGTTGCGCATAGCCTTCAACTGCTCTGGGTCTAGGTAGGACTCAAAGCCAGTAGATGGCGCATTGCCAAATAGCAAGCCGCCTAAATCAAAATCTGCCATGATGTATCCCCTTTAACCAAAGTATCCAAGCAGGCCACCGAGTAAAGCGCCCAAAGCAGAATTTTCTTTCCCGCCTAATTGATATCCAGCAGCAGCGCCACCTAATGCACCGCTTGCGCGATTTTGATACAGCGGTGTGCTTGTAGTCCGTCCCAAGTCCGCAGGAGATATGCCAAGCGCGCTTTGCTGAATGCCAAGGCGCTGCATACCCAGGTTGCGCATTGCATCGAGTTGCTGCTGCTCCAACTGCTGCCTAGCACCACCAGCGCCCATAACCGCCTGCGCACCGCCAAGGCGCAATGCCTGTTGCTGGCCACCAATGCCACTTAATTGCTGCGCCCCCATAAATTGACGGGAAATATCTTGTTGCTGCGCAGCCATAGCCTGATTAAATGCCTGCTCATTAAGCCTTGCAGCCAGGTCGCCGTACTGTTTAGTAAAGCCAAGGTTTGTCTGAGCCTCTGCAACACCCTGGCGCGAACCGCCAAAAGCACGAGCCTGCTGCGCTTGCTGCGCTGTCTGGCGTAATGCATTCTGACGTGACGCCTCTAAATCACCTAAAGCATTTCGCGTTACCAACTGACTGTACGGGTTCATGTAGCTGCCAATGGTTCCTGGCCCTTGGCCAAGTGACAGATTGCGAGGCATAGATGCCTGCTGCGTCATCTGAGCCGCCTGGTCAACTGAGCTTAGTCCCTGTCCAGCAAGCGCGGCATTCGTCAATGCCTGTTCACCGCTTTGGTACATCGCATTCATTGGCGCAAACTGCTGCTGCGGCAGTGATGCCGCCACGCCCTGAGCTTGCTGAAGGTTTTGTAAATATGCAGTCTTGATGTCTGGATCAACGCTGCTTGTCGTAGTTTGTGTGCCGCCGCCTTTACTCATAATATTTTCCTTTAACTTAATAAACCAAGTTGCGGGTTGTACCCGCCAATTGCTGTTCCGGCCTCAAAATTCGCATATGGGTTAACTGGCGCTCTCATTTGCGACATGATTAGTTCGTATGGACTCATACCGCCAGGTGTCATAGTCGGGTCATACTGGCCAGCAATCCTTGTTGGCGTGTATGGCGCTGCAATAGGAGACATCGCAATGTTTTCATATGGCCTGCCAGACGGCGGTACATACGGAGCCATCTTAAAAGCAGGCGGTGCTGGCGCATTACTTGATCCAACTGCACCACCAACAATGCTTCCAATTGTCAACGCATCTTTGATGTTAGACAACGATGGCAACTTAAATGGATCTGATATAGATGGTGTAGATTCAAGATAGTTTTTTGCCCCTTGCGCTGCCATCTCTACCAATGCTGGGGTAGCTCCCTGCGTTAGTAATCCACCAGCAGCAGCTAACGCTGGTCCAGTCAATGCCCCCGATGCAGCGCCATAAGCACCAGCAGAACCTGGTGTAAACGTACCAGATGCAACCATCTCATTTATGCTTGGCGTTACAGTTTGCGGAACAGTCTGGGGAATTACTTCTGGGATAGGCGAAGTTACAGTTTCTGGCACAGCAGCGAGCGGGGCTAACTCTGTCAATAGTCCACCACCAGCACCATAAGCGGCAGCTAATTGTGCCGCATTCATTGCCCCCGATGCAGCGCCAGCAGCGCCAATCGAACCTGGCATAAACGCTCCCGATGCAATCATCTCTGGAGTAAACGCCAATGCGTTTGTAGCAGCGACTTGCCCAGGGCCAAGCGCAGCGGTAGTTCCTAGCCCTAGTGATGGCAATGCAAGCGGCATTAAGAAACCACCTAAAATTCCCAACGCCGCTGCACTCCCCTCATCTCTATTTTGCGTGTAGCCGTAATTGCCCTGAGCATCAAAATTGACGTACTGGCCTTGCCCGTTGTCGTACCTATAACCTATGGGTGGGCCGTAGTTAATAGTCTCTTGCTCACCACCTCGACCAGCGGAACGTGCAGTTTCGTAAATAGGCTCTAACTCTCGGCCTAACTGTTTTTCAGCAGCAAGTATTGCCGGTGGCTTTGCAGTATCAATTACCCCCAAACCAGCTTGGATCGGATTAAATTCATACCCCTGCAAAGTCCCACGCTCATAGACCGGAACCATACCGTAACCCTGCTCTTCTGAAAGTCCTCTTGGTCTTACCATCCTAGGTTGAGATATACCAAGAGCTTGGGCGGCAGCATTTTCCTCATTAGGGTTTAACCGGAAATAAAGTTCTTCACCAATTTGTTGTCGCGTACGAACAGGAGCGGCGGCAGGAGCGGGGGCAGTAATGTTTGGGGCAGAAAACGCAAACGGGTTTACTGCAATATCCTCATCATCAAAGCTAATTTTTTTCGCCATATCAAATATCCTTGCTCAAAATGAACCACTTAGGTTCGTATCCTTCATCGCGCAGAAACGTCTTAGCCCAGCCCTGACGCCCTGCGAGAGTAACTCGCGTGCAACCTAAACTCTTGCCCCAACGCTCGATGTGTGGTCGCATCAGCTTGAGTTCATCTAGGTCGCCGCCAGCCAAGAAGTAGTGCAAGTTCTTGATTCGCGGGTAGACAATGATCTCGGTCACCACCACCGATTTAATACCTGGCCAGACTTGGAATCTTTTTTCAGCAACCGCCTGGGCAATATCGTCAAATGTGTGAGTGCCTCCAGAGTATTCTAAAGCCGATTCAACCCGCTGGCGCAGCCTGTTTAACTCATCCAGGTCAGTCATCTACGCCCACCAGCCGTAGCCTCCAGCCTCATAACCCCAACCCTCCAATCGGACAACGTATTGCCCGTCACCTTAACCTCAACCTGGCGACCAGAGAAACGGACGCTAGTGGGGTTTGCCGCCGTGTACGGCCCATGCGTTGACTCAGCACCGGTAGGGTAAAACCTTGACGTGAACGAAACCACAGCCTCGCCCAATGTCTGCTCGTCAGGGATTACCTGCCTTACGTTCATTATGTTCTCACCAGCCCCCAACTCTATGGGGCCAGATTGTGCGTACAAGGTTGCAGAATCATAGTCAAAACCTACCTCATGCTCGTATATATAGCCATTGGCATCAACCATAATTGGGTAAGTAAATACCCCTGCATCGGTTCCAGCCAATCGAGACAATGTACCTATGTTCCAATGTCCCTCTCGGTAATTGAACGTCACATAGGAGTCAATCTCATTGCTGGAGTTAGACGGGTAGAACCACCAAATTTCACCAAATTTGCTGTTGTGGACAGCATAGATTTTCGATTTTTGCGTTAGATTTATGTCGTTGAAAACATAATCAGAAACATCGCAAGGCAGTGGTTTTACATAGCCATCGTACATCCAAAAGCCGCTGCTGGACATCCAAATTGCTGCGGTGTCAATCGCTGCAACTGACTGCGCGGAAATCAATCCGCACCCGCTGCCAGCCTTCTCAAAGCCATAAACAAATGGCGCTCCAATGTACTGTGCAGTATGTACGTCAACGTCAGTAAACAGTAGGTTTAGACCCTTCACGCGCTTACCGGCAAGCAAAGTGCCTGGTGTGACCAACTCGTAGTCACCCGCCAAATTATCTATGGCAGCAGTCCAAACTGTATTGTTCTCCTGGTCGCACCAAGCAACCTTTCGCGGATTACCGCCAGCACCTAAAGCAAACACAATCCTGTCAGCAGTAACCATCACAGCCTTGCAGCTTGTTGGCGCATTGGTGATGGCCGCTGCCAGCGTAGGCGTTGTAAACCCTAACTGCCACTCGTAGATTTTCCCATCAGCACTTGAGCAGGCAACCAGGTACTCCCCCCATGTATCCATCGACCATGTTGTTGCACTTACCACATCCCCCAAGTCAGGACGTTGTACGCCATACGCGAAGTTTCCGTATGCGGCGTATCCGTATCCGGTTAATGAAGTTGCGTCTGCAATGCCAGCAGTAAACCCTGATGGCGTGATCTCTTTGAGAGTGCCAGATTCATTCATCACATAAAGTTTTGTGTGCGTACCGGCTGCAATCCAACGGTCGTTGGTGTTATCTCGCCAAGCAATCAAACCCCTGCACTTTCCAGACATTGCAGTTTGAGAGCTAAAACGCTTACGCCACCCATTGATAGGGCGCAGCGTGTTCTCGTACCAGCGAACAAGGTTAGCGTCGTACCAGCGACCAGATGACTGATACTCGGTTCCGTTGCGGTAGATGCCTGGCGGTATTTTTAAGGGTATGTACATGACGTTCTCACATTGTGTTTGACACAAATTGCATTGTCGCAATCAGCGACGCGGTAGAAGGATAGTTGGATGCCGCAGCGTATGTTTGCAGACTGACTGTCGTGCTGTCAGTTTCCCACCAAAGCTCAATATAGTCATTGGCATTTAGTGATAGGTAATAGTTCCAGCCAATTAGTACATGGCCATTGACTATCCCATGCTTTGAAGCAACGGCAAAAAATCCGGTAGAACCTACCAGGTTTGTACCATTGACTTTAATCCATACCCGAGCATCGTGGTCTTGGCTATCTGTATTTTCGAACTGCCCTGACCATTGGAAGTTATAAATTCCTGAGTCCGTAACCGTTATTTTTGTATTGCTTGCAACTGTAACTCCATTGGAGTAATCGGTTGTGTCAAACGTCATGGCGTATGCCGTATTGATGGTCGCCACTGTCTGGTCGGCAAGACTTTGAAACGCACCATAGGGAGCATTTATATACCTGCTTCCCTTAACGCCAAATAACGCAGAAAGTACAGACGTTAGTTTTTTAAAATAACCATTTAGCGCACCATAGGACTCGTGGAAATTACGGCGCTCATACAAATCTGGTGGATAGCCCAGGTTTGGCGGCGTTGGAGTCTCAAGTTTTTGTTGGATGGCCATAATTTGGTGCTTTAACCGTAAGGTCGAGTTCCTGCCTTGTCAATGATAAGCACCTGGCCCCGAGGCTTGCCCTTGGGGTCATTGGGTATGCTAATGTGTGTCCAGCGATCAAACTCGCGGATTAGCTGGTCGTAGGGCAACTTGGCTGCAACTATTGCCCTCACCACGGCGTCAGGAGCCATGCCAGGCACCTTAAAATCACAGGCTAACCCTAGCCTATGCTGACTGGTATCTTTGCTGCCTACGGCATCATTTACGGCCTTGCTGCGAAAGGCACTGTTTATCATTACAGGCTTGCCGCCCAGCGTAGTTTTGACAGTCTCTAAAAACTCAGCCAGCCGCTGAAGGTTTGCCAATTCTTGTACGTTTGGCGCGTTGTCGAACTGGCGATGATCCGTGGTGGTCAACTCCTCTAACGTAAAGTGCGGGCTTAGGTTCATTTGGAGTCATCCGTTTCGCCGTGCGACAACTTCACTCCCGCCAGCAGTCCAATAAAACCGCCGACAATTGTCTGGAATGCAGGGCTAATTAGCTTAAAGATTTCTGAATTGTCCACGAGGGGGTCAAACAAGCCTGCCATCAGCACGGCGACCATACCAATGATGACCACGCATAGGGTAAAACTGACCATCAAGGTCACAAAAAACGTGAGTTTTGCTTTCATTTCGCGGCCTTGTCTGCCAGCTTCTCAGCGGTACGCATACCGCCCAAGCCAAGCATACCCAGCAGCAGCGGCATCATCGTGCCAGTGTCCATCTGGGGGAACTTGACTGGATGGCCTGCCAGCGCCGCTCCCCACTCTGCCAACGGGCCGATGACAAACTGCACCGCAAACCCTGCGCCGCATATCCACCCGATGCTTGGACGCCAGCCAGAAACGAATAGGCTGCTGCTTGCGGCCTCTACCTTGTTGATTTCCATCTGTCCGGTGATTTGGGCCAACTCGCCGTTCTGTTGGAGCTTGAGCAACTCCAGCTTGGCGGCTGCTTGCTGCGCAGGGTCGGGCAGAACTCGGTCTAGGACTTTGCTGCCGACTTCAAACAATGCTGATACTGGATCAAGTGCCATCTGGCGCTCCTTTGTTGGTGCGGATGTCCACAATCCTCTCGGCGGTCTTGCCCGCAAATACGGCGGTGATGACGATAATCATGGCCTGCCCAAGCAGGTCAACATATGCGCCACGGGTTTCCATCTCAAAGACAGAGAGCAGCGCGAAGAAGAAGTATGAGAACAGCAAGAACACCACCGTTACCGGCTGTATGTTGCGTGCTAACCATGATTCGTTCATCTTGCCTTCTCCATCACTTTGGCCCGCAATGCGGGGCTATCTGAAGTACCAGCCCACTCAGGCAGGGCGTTCCAAATTAGGACGTAATCATCCGCGCTGCACTTTGTCTTATCCAGCCAAGCCAGCATAGCTTTGTGTCGCTCTGCTGGGTCGTGTATCGTTAAACCAATAACGTACAACTCCTGCACCGCGCAGCTTGGCGCTGCCTTTGGTGGCTTCTTTGGTAATGGTGGCGGCGGCTCCGTAGACAGTATTAGTTTGTCCTGCGCAGCCGATACGGTTACCAAGGTCAACAATAAAAGTAAGCGGCGCATTCATAGCCTAGTTCTTGCCTATCAAGTGGCTTACATAGCCCATTACACTGCTAATGGCAGATACGATAACCATGCCCATCCAGAAACCCCCACGGCCCTGGTTTGCAAGTGCAACCAGAGTTTCAATAGATGACTCCATCTTGTCAATCTTTGAACTCATTTCATCAAACCGGCGCTCGTAGTCCTGCACCTTTTGCCAAAGGACTCCGTACTTAACTGGGTCTATTTCTGGGGTGTTCATTTTTAGTTTACCTAGTGTTACTCTTCCTGTTACCAAGGCACTCCTGTTGCAGACACCGGATTCTTTTGCGCTTCAATCTGTGCAGCAAGGCTTGCCTCCACAGCGTCTTTGTCCACGCCGCCAGCCCAGCACCAGTCCAGCACCTCTTGCTCGGTTACGTCAGCGTAAGGGATAGCCGGAGTTGCCTCCGCAAAGCCGCAAGTGCCATAAGCACCAGCGGAGTAGTCGCCGTCAACAGCGTTGCAAGTCCAATGCGCCGTAGTGATAAAACCGTCTGCGGTAAGGCGGTCGCATTGTGCGATTGTCCAAGTTGTAGCCATGATATTTCCTTTAGGTTAACGTTACCCCAAAACTGCGCGTAAAGGGGATAAATCCTCAGAAGTCCAAAAAGGCTTATCAAGCATGATGACCAGATGGTCACGGTTACGCTGGAGACAGTCTGCCCACTCTGCATCAGGCATTGCCTCAGGTTTACCTGCGTTGATCAGATTTACCGAGTCCATTGCGGCACTGTAGTGTTGTGCAATTTGTTCGGGTGTTAGTGTTTCAATCATGTTTTCTCCTTATGGGTGGGTTGCTTTATATGCGTCAAACTCGGCTTTGAGTTCTTGAATGGCTTTGACAAGCACAGGCAATAACTTGCCATAGCCAGCCTCAAGTTTTTCTGGGTTTTCTTCGTAAACCAAATCAGGAATAGTTATTCCAGTATCAATTTGAACTTGTTTAAGGTCTTGTGCAATAAACCCAGTATCTGCAATTCCAACTTTGCCGCCATCACGCATATTCCAGTCAAACGATACAGGCTTTAATTTTCTTACAAAATCTAATCCTGCTTGCAATTCTTGTATGTTTTGTTTATCTCGGAAATCAGATAAAGCAGTTATGGTAGTTACTTGGCAACGCAATGTAGCAATAGAACTGTTGCCTAAAGTAATTTCATTTGTTGCACCAACAGCAGATGCTGAAGCAGTATTACCAATAACAGTTAAATTTGAACCCGTTGTTACTGCTGTTCCCGCTGTATAACCTAAAAATGTGTTACCTGCACCCGTGGTATTACTATACCCCGCTTGATACCCCACAGCAGTGTTGTTAGAGGCGGTGGTGTTGTTAAATAAAGCACCATAACCCTGCGCGGTGTTGTTTGACCCAGTAGTTGTAAAGCGCAAAGAGTCATCACCAACTGCGGTGTTGTAACCACCAGTGGTCATTGCGCCGCCTGAAAACACACCCACAGCCACATTCTCTACACCAGTAGTTAAAGCGGATAAGGCACTTGCACCAACCGCAGTTACTTGGTTTCCGGTAGAAAGTGTTGCTGCTGATGCGCCTACTGCCGTTTTTTGAATTCCTGTCGTATTCGCCGCCAAAGCACTCGCACCCACCGCAGTGTTGGTAGACACAGCACCTGCGCCACGGCCTACTGTCAACCCTTCAATAGAACCAGCACCAGTGACGTTGAGCGTAGAAGATGCCGCCAGCGTGGTAAAGGCGCCCGTATTTGCCGTTGTGGCCCCCACAGTGCCGTTGATGTTGATTGAAGCTGTGCCTGTAAGGTTTGTGACTACACCGGAGGATGGTGTACCAAGCGCAGGCGTCACCAGCGTGGGGCTGGTTGACAAGACATTGCTCCCCGAGCCGGTGCTTGTGCCAACACCCGTGCCGCCTTTTGTCACCTTGAGCAGTGGCCCTGCATCAAATAGCGCATCAATAGAGTCCAGATCAGTATTGATCTTTGTGCCCCATGTATCCGTTGAAGCACCTACCTCTGGCTTGGTGAGTAGTAGGTTGGTCGTTGTCGTATCTGCCATGATTTACTCCTATGCAATCGCTTGCCAAGTTTCTGTGTTATCTGAAATTTCTGTCCATGATTCTGAAGTGTCAGTGCTTGGTGTCCAGCTCTCGGATGTATCCGAAATCGCTGACCAAGACTGAGAAGTGTCTGGCTGACCTGTCCAGGACTCGGATGTGTCTGGTGTAGCACCCCACCCGTATCCCAATATAGTGCCTACAGAACCTGATGAACTTACCCCAATTATCGCTACCGAAACGCTATTTGTGACGCTTCCAATATTTGATGTTGCTGATACGCCAGTAATAGACTGGAACGTAAACACCTCACCCGTCATTGTCCCAATTGACAAGGTAGAGACATTACCACTCAGAGCAAATGATGTATTTCCGCGAGATACAGTGCCAGCGGACAATGTTGCATCGTTACCAGATACATCTACCGACCTGGATGGCGCAACAGTTCCATCAGATAAGGTTGCCGCGTTACCAGTAACTGAATTGGTGCTAGATACCGAAACCGATCCAGCGGACAGGGTTGCCGCATTGCCAGTTATGGCCACCGACCTAGATGTAGTGACCGTGCCTACATTGCCGGTTGCAATTACGCCATCTTCTTGCTCGGATATGTTGACCAGCAAAGTTCCAGCGGCTCCAGCCGCCTGGTTACCGCTGACAACTACATTGCCTATGCCATAGACGCCCCTGCCGTAATAGCCTGTACCGTATGCAGCCACGGCGCTGCCTCCAGGTTATGCCAGCCGAATTAGGCCGGTGCTGGAGTCATTGGTAGGCATGGTCAGGGTGAACGTACCAGCGGTCACTGTCTGTGACCCAAAGGTATGCACGCTGACTGCCTTATTGCTCTGGCTTGAGTTATAGATTAGGCAGGCATCAAATGCCGTAGTCAGCGTTACGCTGCTAAAGACAATGCTTGCGCTAGGAGTGATAAACGCTGTGGTGCTTGTGGATGACGGGGCAGTGCCAAACGTGACCGCAACACCGCCAGCGGTATATCCAGTCCCACTCACCTCATTGGTGGAGCTGTAGGCCGTTGTAGCGGCTCCCAGGCTGCCTGCTGTGGTGTACAAAGCCGCCTTGAAACTATCAGCAGTCGAAACAGTGTGCGCAGGTACTCCAGTGCCATTAAACGCATGGACAGCGTTTAGCAAATCAACCTTAAATGACGTACACATTGCCTGGGTATTTGCCATGATATTTTCCTATCCAATCATCGCGGCAACACCTTCAGCCGCTACATTTTTTTTCAACAGTACATGAACCGATCTGTGGACCAGCTCGCCATCTAACCAGTATTCAGTCCAACTGGTCAATTCGTTTTCAGTATCAATAGAACCCTCTTGCTTCATCAGCAAAGAGTCATCCATATCGCCCTTGATAGTAGTGACAATCATCCAAAGCCCCTTGCGCGTGCAGCCATAGCTCCACCAGATGTGGCACTGCGTTCGTCGGCTGTCTGAACATCAGTCAATGCCTTGTCGTACAGGCTTGACCATACTGGTATTCTCGCATCATCCTGCAAGTATGGAGCAGCCTGCAATAGGCTCCCATATAGGTAAATATCGGGGCTGGATGTCAGAAGCCAGTTAGTCGATACTGCGGATGACAACTTGGTCAATTTGGCGTAGTACACCAACTCAGTGGTGTAGGTCGCATCTGGAGTAGGTACTAGCCTAATTTGGCCACCAACAATCCCAAAATATTTTGGACGAGATGGATAAGAAAAAGTCCTAGATAAAGAATCTAGTGCATCAATGGTTTGAAATGCCAGCGGAGTCGCTGGGTTTGTCCCTGTTAACTTGAGTGATCTTGTCTCTAAAAAATCGTCAGGGACAGCGCCGTATTCTGTGGAAAAATTTGCGTTTGACCTTACTATCATCTGCCTGGTTCGCAATTGGCGCTCAATCTGCGCCTCTGCCAGAGAAATAAAGTCGGCAATAGCAGACGTGAGATCAGTGCGGTTAAGCCAGTCACCGATTGATGCCTTTAACTCCGTGTACGTTGTCAGAGCCATTAAGTTGCCTTTTCCTGTTCCTCAAGCTCTCGCATAACCCAGGTATGGTCGTGCTTGAATTCAAACGTGCCAATGTGACCAATCTCTTTGCTTACGTCATGGTCAATGTGGATTTTAAACCCTGCCTCCTGAGCTTTACGGCAAAAGAAGATGTCCTCGCCAATGTAACCGCGCTCCTTTGGTCGCCACGGAGTTTCAAACCACGGCTCTGATAGCTTTTCAAAGACGTTTCGCTTAATCAGCATCACGCCCATGCCAATAGAGCCAACCTCCTCAATGCCGGTGGACTCAGGCATGGTGTACACCAATTCTCGGGTTCCATCAGGCTTGTAATTCTGCGCAGTCGGACCAGTCGGCATCCTGCGCCGTGCGCAGTTTGTGGCCACAATGTCCAGGTCGTGCTTTAGGAGCCTGCCAACCATATCCTGCGGAAAAGTCATATCCGAGTCAATAAACAAGATATGTGTGCAGCCTTCAGCCATCGCGTCCAGCGCCAAATCAGCGCGTTGGTTTTGTATCAGCGTACCCTGCATAATCTTGAGAGATACGGCGTCGGTGGTGCTGATGGTGTGATACGCAACCATGTTCACCAGGCAATAGGTGAAATTGGTATGCACCATATCACGCGCTGGCGTGCAGACTGCTACATAGTTCATACTTGTCCTGGTCGAGTTCTAAAGTATTGGTTATCAGGGTCATTGAGCCAGCGTTTCATGTACGCTTCATCTTCTAACTTACCCTCTGACTTGAGCTTGAAATACACGCTCAATGGTATGGATGCCACACGGCTCCATTCGCCATATTTATCGTGCTTCTCGCCCTGGTTATAAGTGTTCCGGTTTTCTTCAATGATGGCCGTCACATCTTGACTTGTCTGTATGGTTGCCTTGTCGGTGTCCGCATCGTAGTGCCACGTCCGAGTAATTCCAAGGTCTGCGTTTGTTTCAAATAATCTTGATTCGCTCATTTAAAAAAGGGACCAGGTTTCCCTGATCCCTTCCATGCTTGGTTACGAAGTAACCAGGTCAGCAGCAAGGCCGTGGGCATTCTCAGCCAGCACCTTGTGGCCCCATTCGACGATTAGCATACGCTTCTCAGCGTCGCCGGTCTTAGCCAGCTCAATCTGCTGGTAAGGACGCAGGGTAGTCACCTTTGCATACTCAGGGTCAAGCACCCAGGCATCACGCTCACGCTGGAAGCGGTTGGGAACCACTTGCACATTGCCAAAGTCGCTGACATAAATATCAGCCGCGCCAATGATGGTTGCAGGACGTGCGCCGCCATCAATGTTGAAACGCGAAGATGCGATGCCAGAGAAGCCAGATACGCGCTGCTTGTTGACAGGGCCAGTCATCAAGATTTTCGGAGTGCCGCCAGAAGTCCAGACTTGCTGGATGACGTTCTTCAAAATTGTCTCGGTGAAGGTACGCACGTTACCATCAGTACGGGCGCTGTTTGGCAGCGTGGTGTACGACGGGTTTACGCCGTTGGTCTGCATATCCACATTGGTCTTGATATACGCACCAAGAGAAGCAGTACCACGCGCGGTGGTAGTGTTGCCAGCGGCAGCGACTGCACCATTAAGCATAGAAAACTCTTGATCGCGCTTCAATTCAGAGCCGCGCTTGGCGATCTGATAAGCCAACTCAGATTTGCGGCCTGCCTTGTTAACCACTTCCTCAGTAGCGGACAGGACGATAGTCTTGCGCGAAATCTGAGCGTAGTTTTGCAGGCGAACGGTAGCAGTAACAGCGTCAAAGGATGCAACGTCGTCGCCCTCCAACTGCTTGTTGGCTGCGGCTGCTGCCAGGGTATCGGTTTGCCACTCAAACAGAGAATTACTGACCGACTCGCGGCCAATGTTGCTCATGTAAGGGGTTTCCTCGGGGGCAATGTTGGTAATTACATTGCTCAAATCTTCACGGATACCCTTTGCATCAAAGGTAGTGAAGGTATTAGTTACGATTGCCATGATTTACTCACTTCAATAAAAGTTCAATTGCGGAAGCCGCATCTTGGACGCGACCAGTTTTTGCAAGACGCTGTTTTGCGCGAGTAGCTTCACTTGTTTGAGAGACACGTCCTGCTGCACCTGGCTTGGCAGGACGTGGGCCATTGTTTGTCACCGGCTTGATGCTCTGCCTCTTGGACATCATCTGTTCGTACAGTGCAGCTTTACGCAGCACGTTAACGACTCGGTGGTCAAATATGTTCTTCAGTTCATCGGCGCTAAACCCTGCCTTTTGGCCAAAGTCAATGAGCAATTCCTTCTCTTTTTTTGCCTTGTTTGGGTCTTTCCAATCAGGCAAAACCTTCAGCAGTTCTTCTCGCTGTTGCGCAAGAAAAAACTGCATCTGTTGAGCTTGCTCCTGCTGTGAAATTTCCGCAAGGCGCTGCTTTTCAAATTGAATAGCCTGCGCCTTTGCTTGGTTTTCACGCATCACCTCTTTCTGCCGCACCCACTCAATAGGATCCTCTTGGTAGAGGCGATCCCAATCAATTTGTGGTTGCGCGGCTTGCTGAACCTGCGATTCCAATGCTCCTAACAATTGAGCGTACTGACTACGCTCGGCGCGAATGGCCTCAGCTTCCGACTCAACTTGGCGTCGAATTTCGGCAATTTGCTGGGTCTTTCGCGTGTAGTCCTGAGTCCGCGAATATCCCTTTTGAAGTTCGTCCAGGGTTACAGTAACCTCAGTGCCGTCAACTTTGACGGTAAAGGTCTGATCCGGCTTTTCCTCCTCAGAATCTTCACTTTCCTCTAACTGTTCGCCATCCGTTACATCATTGTCTGCGTCTGCATCTTCCAATGATGTATCAGCTTGCGCCGCCGACTCGCCTTCCAGCGAATCGTCCAACGTCTCTTCAATTGACTGTTCTCCCTCATCGGGCAGCATTGCAGAGAGTGCCTGGGCCGCTTGGTCCAGATTCATGGGTCCCGCAGAACCCGTTTGTGCTTGTTGCATAAATGTCCTTTACTTATTCGCACGCTCAATGGCGCGTTGCGCCACCTTTGCGTTGTCAACAATCTTTTGCAATTCGATTTTTAAATTGTCGATTGCCTTTAACATGGACCAGGCGATCTCTCGCTTGGCAGATTCTTCTGGTTTCGTTGAACGAAAGTACCAGAGTTGGTCGCTTTCCATTTTGTTGATTGCCATGTTGAAGGTTTCATCTTCCAACAACTGACTTGCCTTTCGGCCCTTGCGTACAAGTTCTTCATTGTCCATTTATGCCATTCCGTTTTGGTTGATGGGCGCAACCGCTGACATCTGGCCTTGTGCCAGCGTAGTCTGCTGCTGCATTGCTTCTCGGTTAAGACTTTGCTGTGCTTCAATCTCAGCCGTAGAAATCTGTGCGTTGTACTTTAACTCAAGTTCATATTTTTTTAAGTACAAGTCTTGCGCCAATTGATCGCGTCGGTAGTCATCATCTCGAATCATCTGCTGGCGCTTGAGTTCTAACTCTGCCGCTTTCTTTTGAATATCGGCCTCGATGGACTTGGCCTGTACCTGTGCAAGCACCTCCTCGGGTGTAGGCTTGGGCGCTGGTGGCGCTGGTGGCTGGTAGTCGGCAGGCACGTCATTGAAGTATTGCGATGCGTCCTTAAACCCAGACAACTGCACAATTTGGCGCAAGGTATGGGAATACTGAGACGGGGTAACCAGCGGGTTCTGTGGCCCTAACTGAGTCAAAGCCTCCTGCTGCTTGGCAAGAATCATCATCAGGGCTTGGATGCGTTCGTTGGTATCGCCATTGCCAAGGCCGATATTGATATGCACATCCATCGCAGAATTCCACGCCCTCGGGTCCATCTGCACAAACTCGTTGCGCAAACGAATCATGCGAGGCTTGTCCTGGTGCGTCACCAGCAAGAACAATATGCCCTTAAACAGTTTCTTCATGCCCTCGGCCATCAGGCGTGCCGTAAGCTCAATGCGACCCTGAGACGCGCCGATGGTGGCCGCAACCGCCGCCTTAGTGCTTGACTGCAAGGCATCAGCATCCAAACCCATCGCCGCCTTGCTCATGCCAGTGCGGTTCTCGCGCATCTGATCCATGTAGTCAATCATCGGGAAAGCAGCCTGGCCAACAAAGGGATTGCTAAACGGCTGCACCATACCAGGCTGGCGCATACGGATAACGGCTCCAGTCTCGTTGTTGAGCACGTCGTCCATGTTGACCATGCCCTCGACCACAGCGGTGCGCGGGTGGATGCTCTGTGCCAGCGAGTCCAGCGTATTGCGCAGAATCTCCGACTTAATCTCCTGGATGTCGTGCGTGATGTCGAATATGGACATCGCTTCCAAGGGGCTGGTGTGTGGCTCGGGGTCACACGGAAAATCAACAAACGGAATATAGGACGCTGGCAGGTTGCGCACCACTTTGTAGCCAGAGCCGATGCAGCAAACCTTGCGCAATTCTGCGATGCCATCGCCGTCATAGTCAATGCGCGAATAAGCCTCAACGTACAAGACGCGCTGCTGCATCGGGTTTGCGCTGTCGTTCATGCCAAAGGTTGTTGACAGGGGCTGGCGTGCCAGGTATTCCTCGTTATTGTCTAGGTCGGTTGACGTGATGTTGTCGCGTACCTCATCCTCGTCATAACCCATCGCCACCAGCTCTTCTACCGTGGCCATCTTGCGGTGAGCAATGATGCCAGCGTCATCAAAAGACCTAGCCCGACGATCAAGCAGCAATTCCTCTGGGGGCACGGCCATGATCTTGATGCGGCCCTCGTTTAAGACGCGCTTAATCTGCACGTCATGCAGCATAGGCGGTGGCGGCATAGGCATCGGCTGGCCGGTCATCGGGTCAATCTGTGCGGCCATGCCCTGCATAGCCTGCACTGCGGCAGGGTCAGGGTAAGAGACGACAATCTTTACTTCAGCATCCTCTTGCGCAAGTATCTGCAATGTCTGGTCATCTAAGCCAGAATATTCCTCAATGCGGACAGTTTCTGTTTCTTCCCACCAGTATTTTGCAATCCCGCACTTACGCACCAGGCTATCTTTAAAGATGGCGTAGGTGGTCATAAACCCATTGTTGTCATTGTTGAAAACAAAGTTCGCGTAGTCAGTGGCTTGTTTGTCAAAGCCAACATCCTCTGGGCCTTGGGGCAAATACTCGACTACGTTCTCACTGGAGAAAAACACCCGCATGAGGCTAGGCATCATGGCAGATACGGTATCTCGCACCTCCATCGCCACCACCTGAGAACGGCCATCTTCTTCATTGCCAAACTTGTCACCACGGTAATACTCAGTACCACGGGCACGGACAGGCGATAAATCAGAGTCAACATAACTCACGGCATCCGTTAAATCTTGGCCAATGATTGATTCCAAATCAGCATCATCCATCGGCTTCATTGCCGATACATCGGTGGTTATCTCTAGGTCTTTCATACGGGTATCTTTCGTAAAACGACATACATGGAGTCAACCGCACGCGGCGTGCGCAATAACTCGTCTTGCTCTAATTCTAGGCTTTCGCCGTACTTTGACAGCCTGTACTCTAGGTGTTTCATCTCAAACCGGAAATCCTTCCAATCCAAGTACCAGTGCCAGGCGCAGTAATACACCCACGAATTCTCATTAAACGCACGCACATGGGTCGGGTCCTGCCACGCGCCAAGGGATAAGTCATACGGGACATGGATGTGCATCTCGCCACCAATGTCCAACAAATCCAAACAGTTCCTCATGCACTTGACCAGGTCAGGGACGTGTTCCAGCACGTCTTGCGCAAGTATCTTGGTGAATATCCCAGGCTCTACTGTGATCTCACCAGCGTGCGTCTGTATCTTCTGACCCCACTCAATGGTGCAAATATCACCATGCCAGTCGGGGTTCTTATTCTCATTGATGTCCATATTGACGCAGTCATCGCGCCAATCACGGCCCGACCCCAAGTTAAGAGTTAAACCACTGCGCTGCATATTCCGGCCTGTTTTTAAGCAGCCAGGGGACTGCCTCA